TTACGTTTGGTTGTTCTGATAGGAATGATGCTTCCTCTCTTAATTCTTTTTCTTGGTTTTCAAGCAAGATAGCGGTTGTGCTTCTTCTATGAGCGTCTTTGATTGGATCAAGTCCCTCATAATCGAGAATAGGTCCCCACTTCTCCTGCAATTGTTGTGTGTTATACATTTGCATTTGAGATTTTACCTCTTAGTTTTTTTTAGTTTGAATTGTATTAAATTCACTTTTTAACAGCTCTGGATAAGATATCAAGGTAGGCTTGCATTCTTGGTGATGTATCCTCTTGGATTACTTCATCTGTTGAAACCTCTTCTGATAAATTCTCAGAGGTGTTTTTTGGAGCACTAGTTTTACTTGGGAAATAAGATTCCTTAAGTGTTTCTAGTTTCTCACGATAGTCTGCCTCACTTTCAAACTCAACTTTTTCGGCAAGAGTAGCGAGTTTCTCCTTCTGAGTGTCTGCTAGACCTTCAGATACAGATGTAAATATACCATCTGCAGAGGATTCTGCCAATCTACGATTTAGAGCAACGTTACGATCAATTTGCTCATTGAGTTTATTCTCCATTTCATCAAGCTTGTCTACCATGCTATTAAGCACATCATATTTGTCGTCAGGAATTGATACATAATGTTCTTCAAAAAGACCCTTCATTCCTTCGAGGAAGGATTCGGTCATTTCTGTTTTGAGACCTGACTCTACCTGTAATGCGTTCTCTTGGAACCACTCATCACAGACATACTCTAAGTATGAGTCAACTCTTTCTGTTAAGCCTTTCTTAATTTCATCTAGTTCTTCAACTAGTGCAGTAGCATAGGCTTCTTGCAAGTCTTCTTTGATTGTTGCAACCTTAGAACGGATTGCTCCTTCAAAGATTGTTCTTGCTTTATTTTGGAAATCTTCGGAAAGTTCTTCACCTTCAAGTAGAGCTTGAACATCTGCTTCGATGTCAATTGTCTCTTCCTCTTCAATGACTTCTTCCTCAGTTGTCTCCTCTTCGGCAACAACCTCCTCTTCAGAAGTTTCCTCTTCTGCAACAACTTCATCAGTTGTTACAATTCCTGGTTCTTCTTCGATTACATCGCCTTCAGGTTCTACGGATTCTGCTTTACCTGCCTTTGCATTTACGATATCCTTGACTTGAGCAAGGGTCGCTGCTGGATCTTTTAGTTTAGCAGAGTCGTCATCAGGACGATAGTTTTCTGGTGTAGGTCCCCCTAGATCCTCAACTTGAGCACCTGATGGTTGCATTGCGTCGGCTTTTGCTGCTCCCGCTGTGACCTGGTTTTCTTCGATGTTTTCCATTTCGTGTAAGTTGTTACCGAGTTTTTTTTAAATTCGTAAGAATCTATACTTATTTATAGATTTTTTTAACTTAGAGGTTATTTAGAAAATCTTGGAATAGACTTAACTTCTTTTCCTCTAATCTATTTTGATCGACAAGTGTATTAA